CTTGTTAGATGGGTCAGGATTGTTGTTAGCGTAATGAAGGATCTTGGATTTAAAGGCATAATTGCGGCCAAAGTAGCTTGGAGTGTTGCAAACTCTATTGGCGCAATGGTGATGCAGTCTAAATTATTGGCCTCTGCTATGCCTGGAGCGACATTGGGTCTACGAGGAATGGCCGGCGGCCTAATGAGTTTATTACCTTTGCTTGGGTTGGCTACTTATGCTTGGATGAAATTTTCAGACAAAATGAGAGAAGAGAAATCTCCACCAGCCTATAGTTTGACTGGAATAACGGCGCAAGGTATGGCAGCTTTGGCGACAGCAATAGTTCCAGCTACAAAGGGCTTACAAGAGTTGCAACGAGCGGTCGACGCCCTTAATGATAAAAAACTTGTTAGCTTGTCAAGAACTTTAGGTATGATCAGCCAACTATCAGGGCCCGATGTGAATTTTAAACCTGTTGCCGTTGCTGTTTCTGAATTATCTAGAGGAATAAACAACTTAGATGTGAGAAAGGTTGACGCATTTTCTAATGCCATGGCGAGACTTGGCTTTGTTATGAAATCAATACCAAAAGAGAACATTGTAGCAGTTACACAATTAACTAAAGAGTCTAGAATGATATCTGCCTTGCCTGTTGCGGCAGCAGCGCGTTCTGCAGCTGCAATAAACGCTCAAGGCTCTGCAGTGCGCGCAGCAAGAGCTTCTGAAGCTCCACGAGGAGGTGGAGGAGGTGGAGGAGGAACGGAAGGCGTACTAGTTACTGACAGTATAAGTGTTAATGTTGGCGGCGCCGTCCTAACACAGAAAATTCAGGATGTTGCTCGCACTTCATTTAGGCGCATGCAAAGGAGGTCTGCAACCTAATGCCTGGAAAAGATGCAACTGCATATGCTTATAGTGATGGGTGGTCTTTCATAAGAATAGTGAATTTAACCGCAGTTCAGTCAAGGGAAATCGAAAACCCTTGGATTGATTTTAAAGCCTTTATTAAGTCTTTTAAAGATAATTTCAACCCAGGCTGGCAAGAAACTCAATATCCCAATCAATCAGTGCCAATCGCTCATCAATCAATGCCCAAGAGATCGATTCAAATTGAATGGACAGTGCCCTCGACCAATGCTGAAGAAGCTGTAACAAATTTACAAAAATGTTCATGGCTAGCTCAGAGCATGTATCCAACGTTGAGACAAAATCAATACAGCAGAAATTATACTCCAAAATCAACTTTTATGGCAATAAAATATGCGAATCTTATTCAAGCAAATGATGGAGGGCCATTACCAGGGTATATTAGTAGTTTTTCTTATACTCCTAATTTTATAGAGGGTATACACATTCTAAAACACTCCGAAGTCCCTTCCGCATTAAGAAAATATTTTAATATAAAACAAAAGAAATATCTTTTCCCTAGTTTGGTTGATATAGTGTTAGAATTTAAGCCGATACAAACAAGAGATTCTTTTGGACTTGTGGACACGCTGGATCAAGATCTTGGCTGGAGCAACTCTTCGTGGCCATATGGTCTGAAAATTGATACTAAACTCCGACCCAGACAAACAGTTGCTTCAACAGAGACAGCACCTGAAACTGGGCCCATCGCGAGGGAAACCGCTGCCGCTAGCTGGAGGCTGTTGGGGCAAGGGAGAACCGTGTGAGATATAAAAAAAGACTACTTGCTTTTAATGGCAATGAATTATACTCTGAGCACTTTAAGGCAAGAGGAATTAATTCTATAGATCAATATACAACACCACAATTAACACATGCGGTACCTTCTCAAATTACAAAAATGAACATTATAAACCATGCATGGACGTATGGTGATAAATATTATAAATTAGCGCACCGGTATTACAAGGATTCTGAATTGTGGTGGGTTATTGCTTGGTATAATCAAAAACCTACAGAATCACATGTTAAGATTGGTGATATAATATATATTCCAACACCTTTAAATGAAGTACTTAAAGTATATGGAATTTATTATTAGGAGTATTTAATAAGATATGTCACGAATACAAAGCGAGTTTGACAAAGAGAATCAAGCGCAATTAGCAGCTTATGAAAGATCACAAAGATATCGATTTCAAGAACAATGTTTTTTAAATTTTTATAAAGCAGAGATATTTAAACAATTAGATAATTATTCCGACGATCATGGGAAAGGACGACGCTGGAGAATTCTAGAAGGAGGTCAAGGTGATGACCTGTGGGATCACGCTAGAGTTGACGACCCGGATACATCCGGAAAACCTGTAGGTTCTAGTATATACACGTATGATCATATAAATGTAATAGACGCTGTAGACCCAGCAAAAATTGTTTCTTTATTTAATCAACAAGATGGCGCCGATTTATTTTTTCGTTTAGATTCTTCTATTTTAACTCAACTTAAGCCGGTTGTTGAAATATATAAAATTTATCCTCAAACTGGTAGAGGCGGCACTACAGGCAACAACCCCGAGGGCCCCAACGTCAATATACCCGTAATACACAGAGTTCCAATGCCACTAGGCGAAAATATTACGCCCGATGAAGAAGGCATGCCCTCTTCAAGAAGAGATCTTTCTTCTCTAGAAGACTTGTTTTATGATCAAAACGTGCTTGGAAATGCTATGTTAACTGATTTAAATTTTAAGTTTGCCGGCCAGAACATCGCTCTCTTAAACACGGTAGAGGACATATCTTTTACAATATCTTTTTCATCTTTTAATTTATTTAAACACAAATTCAAAACCACCGTTCCGGACGAGCCCACCAACAGCCCCCCGACCAAAGAGTTGGTATGGAGTTATCAGGATTTAATATCCTATTCTACAAGAAATTTGCCTGAGCAGGCCGCAACTTCACCCATAGAATCAGAGGAAATTCGAGACAGTCTTTCGTGTTATACTCCAGCTACTTTTACAGCACAGACCACCATAGCAGATTATACAGCACAGGTAAACCCAGACTATTTTGAAATACAAATGGCTGTGCGTTATGAACCGGATGATATTGATTGGAGCCTTGTTGAAGGTGCTGCAGCCGGCGGAAGCGCATTTACGTTTACTTCAGACGAAATAAGAGCGCTTAAGTCTTTCTTGAGAAATTCTGCGATAGTGTTAAGACTTCAGTTTGTTGCACACACCATACGGTATAATTCAAAATCTAGCGGAGCAGACCCTGAATTGGTTATTGATTTTGAATATAAAGCTTTTATTGAGAGCACTCTCAATAGCCAAGATCTAGATATATTTAAATTATCTTCTGAACCTAATAGGCAAATAGCAAACATGGAAGCGTTCCTGGGCGAAGCCAGACGTTTATTATATCAAGTACAGAGAGAAAAACTAACATTGGGTGCTGTTTTTGGAGAACAAGGCGGCCTCGCCACCGATGGCACTCCTGGGGGCAAATATTTTGAGTTGCGCGACCTTATAGACAAGGACACGCGCAATCCGTTGTCTTGGTTAATTTGGCATTATTCCGATGTTGGAAGGCATAGTAAAGGCATCATACCAACAGAAGGCGACGTAGATATGGCGGAAGCACATGTAAAACCAGGTACCCGCAGTACGCCCGTTCCAGAGAAATATCGTACTATCCACAGGGGGTTACAGTCGGCTCGGCAGGGATACGATGAGAGCAGTTTAGAAACTACGTTGGGATCATCCGGTGCAGCTGTGAGCGTTTTTCAAGAGTTGGTTAATAAACTTACAGCACAGGTTAAGGTGCTTCAAAGGGCTAAAATACAAGATAAATATAAAAATCTTTTTGAAGCATTATATGCTCAAGAAAGAATTTACTCTGCTGTGGTGACGTTAGAACAAGTTGGAGGTCCCGACGACATAAACGAACAAGAGATGGCAACAACCCGAAAAAGTTGGTCCCCGACTTTAGCCGCCAATAGTGTAAAAATTGTTCGAGGGCCAAACGTAGGTGGTAATCCGCCTACGTCTGCTCCAGCTGCAAATTCTTTATTTGGCGCCAACACAGGAGTCATAGATCAATTTAACAAATTAAATCAACAAGCAGTTAACACTGGCATGTCAAACCAAGTGCAATCACAAGCTCAACAACTGGCTGCAGGTTTAGGCGCCGAAGCATTTAATGGACCATCTGCTGACGGGCGCGATAAGGTTATTTATTTTACCAACTTGGGAGACATTATTGACACGGTTGTGGCAATTGCTTCCTATCCTGATCGTGGCCTTTTCAAACGACGGTTGGGCTTGCTTCTTGGGCCTTTGATAGAAAGAAGTAACCCCGGCTCTAGCGCGTCAAATTATATTTTTAATTTAGCTTGGGTGCCGGTTTCGTTGAAATCTCTTATGGGGTTTTTTGCAACTAAAGTAATTGCTAGTGGAAGAGAGCGATATTTATTAAATGACTTTATTAAAGAGTTGATTGAAAATTTAATTCTCCCGTCACTAGGTTCGCGATGTATTGAAGGCGCACAAGAAGGGAATCAACAAGTTGGTACAATAACTTTTACTTGTGAGATGCGAGAAAGAATCGTGGGGGGGAAGCAGGATCCTGTCAAAATACCGCCATTTTGGCCAAATAACGGTGTTCCTTCGCCGGCGCCCCCGTTGGAAGATCATTATCCTCCTGATGGTGATGGATATTATTTATTGTATAATAACAATGTTGTGCGCGGCGGCGGCCAAGGCGAAATTGCGGGCTTCACTCCACTTACATGGAGCAACACGGCCACGCCGCCGGGAAGCATAAAAAACCTTACAAAAGTTAGTCCAAACACTCCTGTTGAAGATCTATTTCATTATATGTTTATTTATGTCAACAATTATAGTCCAATAGGTTTAGACCCAAGAGAAGAAACAAAGAACATAAACAATGGCATATATTATTTACATCTTGGTCAAATTCCTTCAATTGTTAAACAGTCGAACTTTAGAAAAGAAAATATTCCGTATGTTAGAGAAGCCCGGGCAATGGGTCAATTAACTAGAACTGGTGGTGTTGCTTTAAGAGACGTATATCATTTTCAATGCACAATGTATGGGAATAATGTTTTTAAGCCAGGGATGTTGTTTTTTGTTGATCCGACCAAGGACGGCTCATTAAATTATGACGATTGGAAAGAATTGGGCTTAGTTGGATTTTATAGAATTATAGAAGTTGACCATCAAGTATTTACAGGTATGACCCCGATTCACGAAACTAGCGTAGCGGCCAAATGGGAAACTTTTGGTTCTTGTAAAGATGTTAGTGGTTTGATTGACACCGAACTTAGAAGTGTAAATATACTTGGCGCCGGCGCTCTTCAAAGCGACGTCACGCAAGGAGGGTTACGTGGTGCAGTTTAATAAACTTTTTGCAAAAACTCCAAAAGGAAAAAATTCTATCAAAAGTTCTATGCAACTTTATAATGAAAAAAACTTTTATTATAACAATGTATATCCAGATGGAGATTTACCCTGGTTAGAAAAGCCCTTTGATTTTATTAATGAAAACCCTTTGTATGGCAAAGTTAATCTTAATGGAGACTACATAATTCCTAAACACGCATTGATTGGCGGCACTATACAATATGAAAGAATTATAGCAGTTGATACCGAATCATATGGAGCAAAAGCTTTTGATTTTGTTGCTGATGCTTTTAATGATTTAAGATTCAATATAAGAGCACTCGTGAAGCTCGGTCAGCTTTCTCCAACCGGACCCATAGCTAAATTTGAAGCAAAAAAAGGGTTTATTGATTTTGGAATTGTGGACAAGTTACAAAAAGATATACATTATTTTATGTTTGTTTCTTCTTTTTTGTCTAGACCTTCTGTACTTGACAACAGACACAAATACAAAGAATTGCTGCACAATTCCTCTGATTTTACTAAATTTTTTCTCCTGTACCTTAAACATTTTGCAAAAGAGGCGCCATTTACCAAGGGAAGCATCATAAACTCTTTTTATATGTCACCTAGAGCTACAGGATTATGTTTAGAAATTGATGACACGCCATACGATGACGATCAAAAAAAGCATGCTTTCATCACAAGTCCAAACTTTAATATTTATAGAATCTTGGCAAGAAGATACGGATTTATGGTAGATAGGAATGTCCCATGGCGTTTGGTTGCTGATGTTCGATCTTTTAAAATGAGAGAATACATGCGTTTAGCTTATGAAAGAAAAACCATTTTGGAACGTCAAAACAAAATTATAAAAGAAGCGACTGAAGAATCACAGTATGTATTTCAAGAGCTACCCGAATTGGAAGACTTGTACGTACTTGACAACACTGGAACATATATTATAAATACTGAATATTTAAGTGGGATTTACAAGAAGGATACAAAAAGCATTAATGAGTTTGCAAACGAAATAAAAAATAAATTAGCGGCGGTGTTAAATACAGTCGCAGATGAAACAAAAGATTTTATGACTAATACATATTTATACATGGCAAAAGACCCCACAAAAAACAACGAAGGTGTAAACACATGCCTCAACAAAGGATCTTTTAATATTTGTATGTCTCGAATTTTTAGATTTAATAAATTTTTTGAAGTTTATTACGATGTTCCATATTCAGATGAGATAAAAGACATTAAAAAAACTTTTTACAACAATTATTTAAGTTATTATATTCAAAACCCAAAAACAAAAAAGAAGGTCATCTGCTCTGATAATAAAACTTTGCAAACTAAATTTGTTGTTCAAGAAATTGATCTTGAAATAATAAACGAAAACCAATATAATAGTCTTTACAGTAATTATTTTTGGATCAAGGCTTATTTTGATATTAAATTGGTTGAAAACAACATTAAACTTAAACCTAGTGCGTATAACACCCATTTAAAGAAATTGATGGAGTTGGCAACATTAACTGTAGGTAGCGAAAATAATTCATCGGGCACGACATCAAAAGACGCCAACCACACACACGAATATAACATCGATGCAGACGGAAATGGGAAAGCAACAATGACTGTACACCCAACAAATCCAAACATTAAGCACGAACATAAAATAACAAATTGGGTTGTTCAATCGGCGCAAAGTGAATGTTATCCAAGCTGCGCCGAGGGCGCGCCTCCACATGTACATGAAATAAACAACAATATCTCTCTCGCTCTTTCGTATGCCAACAAACTAATAAAAAAGAATATAAAAGGGTTAAAACAAGTATATGGCGATAAAGGAGAAAAGAAAGAACAGTCAATTGGCCTTATGTTAACAGCCCCCCAAATAAAAGGAATTATTTCTTCATTAAAATTAATTTGACATTCCTGTAAAATCTGTTATAGTATAGATTATGATGTTTCAAACCTTTGATGACAAAACGAACTGTAACGCCATGTATGCAAACGATGAGTTGCATTTTAAACGTTTTCCCAAAAACTTAACAAAAACATGGTCTTATTCAGAGTCTTTAAAAGACAATCAAAATATTGATTATGCGCAGATTTTTTGTGGTGGCCAAACGTTAGACGAAGTGTGTCCACAATATCTTCAAAAGGATTGGGATGAAGTTAAAAAAAAGTTAACTGCATTTCACAGGACATGCAAAGAAACACAATTAAATTTGAATGAGCACTGTTTTTATGATATGATCCCCAGATTCTTTTTAAGGGACTTGGCCAGTGTTAAAAATAAAATATGTAGTTTTGTTTTCGCAAACTACGAGAAACCCAAGAACTATGAACTCATGTCACAACTTGTGAAAATACTGACGGAGATTAAGAACACCAAACTTAACATTGATTATTCAGAATTAAACGATCAGATGTATATCTTTAAGATTAGAAAATTTGTGGTAAACAATAGAAAGAATTTACCATACATCAACTACGATCCTTTCAAAACAAAAACAGGAAGATTAACCACTCGGTCAAGCTCTTTTCCCATTTTAACTATGGACAAGTCTTATAGAAAAATATTAAAGCCAAACAACAATTGGTTTCTTGAGTTTGATTATAACGCTGCGGAATTGCGTGTATTACTTGGGTTATTAGGAAAAGAACAACCACAAGAAGACATACATGAATGGAATGCAAAAAATGTATACCGCGAATTAACCACACGAGAAGAGGCTAAAAAAAGAATATTTGCATGGCTTTATAATCCAAAATCAAAAGACTATCTTTCAAGCAGAACTTATGATCGAGAGTCTGTGATACAAAAGTACTACAATGGAAGCCAAGTGTCAACCTTTTTTACCAGAACAATAGAAGCAGATGACCATCATGCATTGAACTATATATTACAATCAACCGCAGCAGACTTATTTTTTAAACAGATGATCAAGGTTTGGAAATTATTGAAGGGCAGAAAATCTAAAATTGCTTTTTGCATGCACGACTCACTTATTATAGATTATTGTGAAGAAGATAATGATATTTTGATAAAATTAAAGAAAGCTTTTTCCGATACCGATTTGGGCAACTTTGTGGTCAACGTTTCGGTTGGAGAGCATTACGGAAACATGAACAAGTTAAGTATAAAATGAATATAATTGGTTTAGGACAGGCAGGTTGTAACATTGCTGAATGCTTTAAGCAGTATTCGCAATATAAAGTCTTTAAAATAGACACCGGACTAGAAAAGTCTAAAGGTGTCTATGCAATGGAGCATCAGAACAGTCCAGAAGCTTATGAAGATAAGTTTCCAAACTTAAGACGAACACTGTTAAAGGGGGTGAAGGGTCAAACTTTGTTCATAACAAGTTGCGGTTTGATTTCTGGTGCTTCATTGCGCCTTTTAGAGCAGATTAAAAATAGTTGTGAGATAAGTGTAATCTACATCAAACCTGATACTGATAATTTATCAAAAGAAAAAATACTTCAAGAAAATTTGATACACAACGTTTTTCAAGAATATGCTCGTTCTGCGATCTTTAAAAGATTATATCTTATAGACAATGTAAAGATGGCCGATATCGTAGGAGATGTCCCTGTACGAGAGTACTTCAACCATATTAATCAGTTGATAAGTGCTACAATTCATATGATTAATGTTTTCGACAAGTCTGAAGCAGTTATGAGCACTTTATCCGGACCCACAGAAACAGCACGAATATCAACTCTTGGTTTAGTAGATTACGAATCCGGAGAAGAAAAAATGTTTTTTGACCTTGACATGTCGAGGGAAAAGAGGTATTATTATGCTATCCCAGAAGAGGTTTTAAACTCTGATGGAGCGCTTGTTAAAAAAGTAAAAAAACAAGTTAAAAATAATGTGGAACATGATAAAATGAGGACTAGTTATGCGATATACTCTACAAATTATGAAACACCATATGTGTATTGTATGTCAAATAGCACTCTTATTCAAAAAGATGAAAAAAATGCTTGACATTAATAAAAAAATAGAGTATTATACAAATAGCAACATGAGAGAGTTATCATGTTGACTTTAACAAGGAGAAAAAATAATTATGGCTATTGATATGAAAAAGATGCTGGAGCGCAAGAGGGCTCTAGAGAGCAGAGGTAACAATTCGTTTTGGCGCCCTCAAGATGGCGAACAAACCATTCGGATTGTTCCAACCGCAGATGGAGATCCTTTCAAGGATTATTGGTTCCACTATAATGTGGGCGACAATCCGGGTTTTCTTAGTCCAAAGAGGAACTTTGGCGAAGATTGTCCGCTAGATTCTTTTGTGCGTCAACTGTGGCAAGAAGGCACAGAGGACAGTAAAAAGATGGCTAAGAAGTTGTCTGCTCGTCAGCGCTTTTTCGCCCCAGTCGTTGTACGCGGCGAAGAAGATCAAGGCGTACGTGCTTGGGGTTTTGGAAAACAAGTGTATGAAACGCTTGTTAATTTGGTGCTAAACCCAGAATATGGCGATATCACCGATCCCGATGCTGGTACTGATTTGGTTATTGGCTACGGCAAACCTGCTGGAGCTTCATTTCCTGTAACGAAAATCACTCCCCGGCGACGAAGTTCCCCGCTTTGTCCAGATGGTCCTGAGAAGTGTCGTGAACTCTTGGAAAACATTCCAGATTTCGATGAGCTTTTTGTTGGGAGTCGCAAGACTTTTGCAGAAGTTCAAGCGATGCTAGATGAATTTCTTCTAGGAGATGTAAATCCTGAAGAAGTTTCATCCGAAACCACAAAGTACAACAAAAACGAAGGTGGATCCCAAGATACCGGAAGTTCTGTTGATAAGGCCTTTGCTGATTTGCTAGGCTGATTGGTTTTGTTGGCGAAGGGGAGAATTCTCTCCCCTTCGCTTTTTTAACTTAAAGGGGTATAATGGCGAAAACTAAGAAAAAGATTGGCAAGATTTCTATTGCCGACATGCGCAAGCTTATCAACAAGAAAGCCGGCATGAACGTTGCACACAACTTAAATGAGGACAATCCGACACTTGTAAAGGGATGGATACCTACTGGATCTCGCTGGCTTGATTCAATTATCTGTCGAGGGAAATTAACAGGAATCCCAATTGGTAAATCTGTTGAAATCGCTGGTTTACAAGCAACCGGTAAATCTTTTATGGCTGCGCAAATTGCCGCTAATGCTCAAAAAATGGGCATAGATGTGATTTATTTTGATTCGGAATCGGCAATTGATCCTAGTTTTCTTGAAAGAGCTGGTTGCGATCTTGATGATCTCCTTTATATACAAGCGACTTCTGTAGAATTTGTTTTAGAAACAATGGAAGAACTACTTGGTTCAAACGAAAATAAGATGCTCTTTATTTGGGATTCGCTGGCATTAACCCCATCGGTTTCAGACATTGAAGGGGATTTTAATCCTCAATCTAGCATGGCGGTGAAACCGCGCATATTAGCCAAGGCTATGTCAAAGTTGACAATCCCTTTGGCAAACTCACAGTCAACATTTCTTGTTTTAAATCAGCTTAAAACGAATATCCCGCAAGGTCCAAGTGCGAGAATTGAAATGATGACCACTCCATATGTTACGCCTGGTGGAAAAGCGATGCACTATGCTTATTCGCTTCGCATTTGGCTTACAGGACGCAAAGCAAAGGCTTCTTTTATTCTTGATGACAAAGGATATAGAATCGGCTCAGAAGTAAAAGTTAAACTAGAGAAGTCTCGTTTTGGGACACAAGGTCGTCAATGCAATTTTAAGATTTTGTGGGGAGACGAGGTTGGCATTCAAGATAGAGAGAGTTGGCTTGATGCAATTAAAGGTTCAGATTCTTTAAAACAATCCGGAGCCTGGTATGAAATATGCTACGATGATGGCACATGTGAAAAGTTTCAAGGATCTGGGTGGCTTGACAAACTTCAGAATGAAAAGTTTAAGACTCGTGTATTAGAAATTATGGACGAGGAGATTATTAGAAAATTTGATGATCGCACTGGAGATGCCAAAGATTTCTACGAAGAAGAAGAGGCAGATTGAAATTTAATAACTATTTATAATGAATGTAAATAGGAGCTAATTTATGAAAACCACAGTTGAAAGACTTAGACAAATTATTCAAGAAGAAGTCGATGCCTATGTTCTCTATCAAGAAACATTAACCGATAAAGAAAAAAAGAAAAAGGCCAAGCTTGAAGATGAGCTTGATGGCCTTCAACACAAGTGAATGAAAGAAGGAAGGCTGAGTTCGGCCATGGTTAAAAAATATCAATTAAATGAATCGGTTGGAAAAGTTCTATGGCATTCCTTAGATAAGAATGGGCGAATTGGTGAATACGACATGAAGTTTGGAGATACAATCGTTAAGGGCCTTCTTCCAGAGGAGATTACTCCAGTTGTTTTGAAAGAGCATTCCGACGAAGGACACACAGCCAAAAGAGATGAGGATTAATGCCCTACAAAGTTAAAGGCAAGTGTGTTTACAAAAAAGATACAGGAAAAAAAGTAGGCTGCACAAAAGGTTCTGTCAAAAAATACCTTGCAGCGCTACATATGAATGCCAATGAATCTCTTGATCAAGAACTTACAAAAGAAGATCTTGAAGAAATGATCAAGGAAGAAGTAGAAAAAATTATATTTTGAGTTTGACAAATATAGCTCGATATAGTAACATTATCTTATGAACGAATCAGTTCAAATTATTACAGAGGAGAAGAAAGAAAATGAAGCTTAAGGCAGTTCATTGCCTAGGTTGCGATGATGTAGTATATTCTCGTGCACAGCACGATTTCAGGGAGTGTTCCTGTGGTTGTATTTTTGTAGATGGAGGGCTTAGTTATTTTAAACATGGCTCTCTTCCAGGAGCAGAATTTAAAATAATGGAGGTCGATATTAATACAACCCTTAAAGCACTTTATGAAGACTGGAACAAAATGACCGACAGTTATGGTATAATGCGTGCATAATTTCTCTTGACACACGAACAACAATATGTTATTCTACCTAAGTGTTTTGGCTGAATGGCGGAATTGGTAGACGCAAGGGACTTAAAATCCCTTATCTGTACGGGTGTGAGGGTTCGAGCCCCTCTTCAGCTACTTTGATTATAATATGAATGAAGCATATACATATACACCCTCTAAGGGAACACAAAAGTGCATAGATTTGGCTGAGAGAATGGCGAATCAAAGCGTGTTCCCCAACTTTAGACACGGAGCGGTGTTGGCAAAGGGCTCAACAGTGGTTAATGCTTCGTGCAACAAGGGTGGGTTTAATAGTTTTGGTGCTAGATTCAGAAAAAAGGAATATGGGAGTGCAACCCTTCATGCAGAACTTGGTGCAATTTTAAATGTTGAACGTTCTAATACAGAAGGTGCAACAATTTATGTTGTTCGAGTTAACAAGAGAGGTCAACAACGACTTAGCAAGCCTTGTCACATGTGCGAATCTGCAATGAAGTACTGTGGCATTAAAAGGGTTGTTTATTCAACAAATGGAGGATATGAGGTGATGAAATTATGAGTCATAAAACTAAACATTCAAAATCTAGAAGGCGTAGAAAGCTTGGGTCTGCCAAAAGACGCAAACGCCGAATAGCCAGGAGGAAGAAATAATGCCCAGAGTAATGATAGTAGACGCTCTTAATCAGTTTTTAAGGGCATACATAGTTAATCCAACTTTAACGCCGAATGGAGATCCTGTTGGTGGAACGGTTGGATTTCTTAAAATCTTACAAAAGCTTAGCAGGGAAATTAAACCTGATAAAATTGTTATTTGTTGGGATGGTCGAGGAGGAAGCAAGAAAAGGAAACTTGTAAATAAAAATTACAAGGGAGGGCGAAAGCCTTTGCGCCTCAATCGCGACATTAAGAATCTTACAGAAGAGGAAGAACTTCAAAATAAAGTTTGGCAACAACTACGTTTGGTTGAATATCTTAATAATTTTCCCATTACACAGTTGGTTCTCGATGAGATTGAGGCTGATGATATTATATCATTTGTGGCACAAATGCCAGATTTTAAAGATTGGCAGAAGGTTATCGTTTCAAGTGACAAAGACTTTTACCAACTGCTTGAAGATAAGATAATTGCTTTTCGCCCAACACAAGGTGAGATTCTAAATAGAAACAACATTATTGAAAAATTTGGAATTCACCCAACTAATTTTGCCTTGGCAAGAGCAATCGCCGGCGACAAAAGTGACAACCTTGATGGTATAAAAGGCGTAGGACTTCCAACCATTGCAAAGCGTTTGCCATTTTTATCCGAAGATAAAGCATACACGATTGATGAAGTTTGTGAATATTGTAGGCTTTCAAGCTCAAGCTTGAAGGCTTATCAGAACATTGCTGACAACGGAGATCTTATTAAAGAAAACTATAAACTAATGCAACTATACAGTCCTAGTATTTCCATACAAAGCAAAGAAAAGATTAAATATGTTGTTAGAAATTCCGAGGCCTTCTTTAATAAAACAGCCACAAGTGGTATGATGTTAGAAGACGGAATTGGTAATACAAGTTGGAGTGAGTTGTTTATACTTTTTAGGAGATTTGTTTTAGATTCTAAAAAGTAAATTATGCCCTCGTAGCTCAGCTGGATAGAGCATCGGTCTTCTAAATCGAGGGTCGCAGGTTCGAATCCTGCCGAGGGTACTGAAAAAAGGAGATTGTGTGAAAGATTTGTACTGGTTAGGGGATAAGAAAAAGAAAAATACTGATGAAGATAAAAATAATTTTCTTATAATTTCAGATTCTGGAGATTCAGATGATAAAATTGAACGTTCTGATAATAGAATTTATTTTTATTCGGAAGTCACGAGAACAAAAGTGTTACATTTAAATAAGGAGATTCGTAATCTTAATTTAGATATTACACACACTGCTAAAATTCTAAGTACTAATGAACTGGCAAATATTTATTTACATATCAACAGTTACGGTGGTAGTGTTTTTGCTGGTTTAGCAGCGGTTGATCATATTAGGGGCTCTGAAGTTCCTGTAGCATCTGTTATTGACGGTTGCGCAGCTAGCGCGGCAACTTTAATGAGTGTTGTTGCTAACGAAAGATATATGTATGAACACTCTTTCATGTTGGTACATCAATTATCTTCAGGCCTTTGGGGTAAATACGAAGAACTTAAAGATGATATGAAAAACAATGATTTGTTGATGAAGACAATCAAAGGTTTGTATCAGCAGCATGCAAAAATTCCTAAAACAAAATTGAATCAGATTTTAAAACACGATCTGTGGTTTGATGCAAAGACGTGTTTAAAGTATGGACTGGTTGATGAAATTATCTAATTGAGGCTTGACAAAAATAAGAGGATATAGTATGATGACACTATAAGATTTATGCGCCGGTAACTCAGCAGGTTAGAGTGCCACTCTTATAAGGTGGAAGGCGATGGTTCAAGTCCATCTCGGCGTACTTGGCTTATGTGTTAAACAAAAGGAGATACACATGATTTATATTGGAATTGGCGCGTCGGTTTTTGCAGTGTTTATGTTGGTAAGAAAAATGTTGAAGGAGAATGAAAGAGAACAACACGCTCTGGAAGTTTTTAACAGGAATGTGAATAGATAATCAAAAAGGGCCTGTAGCTCAGTTGGTAGAGCAGGCGGCTCATAACCGCTCGGCCGTAGGTTCGAGTCCTACCAGGCCCATAATTTATTTTAGGAGATAGGTGAAATATTTAATAGGAATAATGTTTTTTGTAGTTGGAAACCTTTTAGCCTGGTTTCAATTTAATTCTCAATTTGTTTGGGAATGGTGGAAGGATCGACCCATTGTGGCAAATCTTATATTTGCAATTCCAATGGGTCTTTGTTTTTGGTACGCTATTAAAAATATTGTAGAAGCCAGTGGCCTTTTGTGGACATCAAAACTTATAGGCTTTGGCGTTGGAAATATCGTGTTTGCTATTTTAGCTTATGTGTTTATGAAGGAGAGCATATTTTCTGCAAAAATAATGATATGTTTGGCACTGTCGGTTGTTATTGTCGGCGTCCAGATTTTTTGGAAAAGTTAATTTTCATGTTGACAATCTCATGGAATGGGTATAACATATACAAGTTGAGAGGACTAATTTGAACTATAACGAGAAAGAGGATTTTTCACAATTTGGTAAATCCTTCCAAGAAAATTTATGTCAGTTGATTCTTCTTGATCGTGCGTTTGCCGATCAGATGAAAGAAATATTAAATATCAACTTTTTAGAGCTGAATTATTTACAGGTTTTTATTAAAAGAATTTTTGATTATAAAACCAAGTATAAGGTGCATCCTTCTGTTGATATCATGACGACAATTTTAAGAACTGATGTGTCGGGAGAAAACCCATTAACACAAAAACAGGTACGTGATTTTTTTGCAAGAATGATGAAAACTTCCGTACAAGACATAGAATACATTCAAGATACTGCGGTTGATTTTTGCAAGAAACAGATTTTAAAAGAAGCAATGATGAAATCAATTCCATTGCTTAGAAAATCTTCTTTTGAAGATATTCAAACATTAATTAATGATGCCATGAAGCTCGGTACAAATAACGATTATGGATATCATTATTTGAAAGATTTTGAAAAAAGATTTGAACTTATAGTCCGAGATCCAATTACAACAGGGTGGCAAATAGTTGATAAACTATGCAAAGGAGGGCTCGGTAATGGAGAACTTGGTGTAGTTATTGCTCCAACCGGCGCAGGAAAATCAATGGCTCTAGTGCATTTAGGCGCACATGCCCTAAGAAAAGGCAAAAACGTAATCCACTATACATTGGAATTGGCAGATACAATTGTTGCAACGCGCTATGATAGTTGCATCACAGGAATATCTTTGCAAGATGTTTATAATAAAAAAGAAGAAATTTATGAGGACATTAAAGATATAGAAGGACAATTAATTGTTAAGGAATATCCTACCAAATCTGCTAGCGTGGAGACCATTCGCGCACACTTAGAAAAGATCAAACAACGTGAAATCGAGATTGGTATGATAATTGTTGATTATGGGGATTTATTAAAGCCAAATAGACAAAAAGATGAGAAAAGACATCAGTTGGAGTCTATTTATGAAGAGCTTCGTGCTATAGCTCAAGAAAATAATTGCCCAATTTGGACAGCATCACAAACCAATCGATCAGGTTTAAATGCAGAGGTGATCACTATGGAATCAATATCCGAAGCGTTTAATAAGTGTTTTGTAGCAGATTTTATTTTTTCTTTATCTAGGACGGTTGAACATAAAAACGAGAATGGCGGGAGACTGTTCATTGCAAAAAATCGAAACGGACCAGATGGTTTAGTGTATCCTATTTTTATGGACACCTCTAAAGTAAAAATTGATGTTTTACCCCAAACTGAGACAGTTACAGAAATTAAGAAAAACATACTTAAAAAACAAGAACAAAGTTTGCAAGAAAAGTATAAAAAATTTAGGAAGAACAAAACATGATAGAAGCATCGGTGGTCAAAAAAAAGTTTGCAAAACAAAAAACACTAGAATATTTTAATGGTGATGAATTAGCAACAAATGTCTTTATGACAAAGTATGCTCTTAAAAATAAAAAGGGCGAACTTGTTGAAAAAACCCCCGACGACATGCACAAACGGCTTGCTAAAGAATTTGCAAGAATTGAAGATAAGTTTGGGGGGCCATCACAATTGTCCGAGGAAACAATTTATGACCTATTTAAGGACTTTAAATATATTGTACCTCAAGGTTCTCCAATGATGGGAATCGGCAATGATTATGTTAATGTTTCTTTGTCAAATTGTGTAGTTATCAATTCCCCTAGGGACAACATTTCTTCTATCATGGACGCTGGAAAGGAATTGGCAAACCTTTTTAAACGACGCTGCGGCGTTGGCTTGGACCTTTCCAACCTCAGACCTGAAGATACACCTGTTAATAATTCCGCCGGTACCACAACCGGCGCCTGGTCATTTGCAGATTTTTATTCCTATGTGTGCAGAATGATTGGACAAAACGGTCGTCGTGGGGCTCTGATGATAACGATGGATGTACGACACCCGGATATCAAAAAGTTCATCACAATGAAACACAACCTTGCAAAAGTGACCGGAGCCAACGTATCAGTTAGAATTACTGATGACTTTATGCGCGCCGTTGAACTCGGTACCAGTTATGCGTTAAGGTGGCCTATTAACAACAGTGGCGAGTATGAAGTAGGAGAGATCGTAGAGGCTCGGGATATTTGGAAGCTTATTGTTGAATCCGCCACTAAAACAGCAGAACCTGGAATTTTGATGTGGGATAACATTATAAACTATTTACCAGCTGAATCATATGCAGACGATGGCTTTAAGACGGTTTGTACGAATCCTTGTTCAGAGATTCCTTTGTCAGCATACGATAGCTGTAGATTAATCTCTATCAACTTAAAGAATTTTGTTAAAAACAGATTCACTAAAAAAGCTAGCTTTGATTTTAAACATTTCAGCACAGTTGTTAAGGCTGGCATGAGATTGTCTGATGATTTGGTGGAGCTTGAAATTGAAAAATTAGAAAAAATCATTAAAGTTTGTGATACACAGGATGAAAAAGTCTTATGGAATAATTTAAAAGATGCCTGCGAAAATGGTCGTCGCACAGGATTGGGAACTCATGGACTGGCCGATGCAATTGCAAACCTTAATTTAGCCTATGATTCAGACGAAGCATTAAAAGTGATTGATAAGATTTATGAAACATTAAAAATTTCTGCTTATGGAGAGAGTATTGAGCTAGCTAAGGAACGAGAACCCTTTAGCGTTTTTGATTGGGAAAAAGAAAAAGACAATCTTTTTATAAAAAGCCTACCGGCCGCTGTACAAAATAGAATAGCCAAATTTGGACGTAGAAATATTTCTATTTTAACGAATGCACCAACTGGATCTGTTTCGATTATGTCTCAAACTAGTTCTGGTTTAGAGCCGGTGTTTCGCAATTCATATATTCGTCGCAGAAAGTTGAGCCATAATGAAAATGATGTTAAAGCTGATTTTATCGATGAATTGGGAGATAAGTGGTTAGAATATAAAGTTTATCACCACAACGTAAAGGAATGGTTTGACCTTATTAAAGATAAAAACCTGCCAGATTTTTTTGTAACCAGTGATAACATCGTTTGGAAGAAAAGAATAGAAATTCAGTCTGTTATCCAAAGACATATTGATCACGCTATTAGTTCAACGATCAATTTGCCAAAAGGCACCCTTCCAGAAGTTATCGGAGAATTATATCTTGAAGGCTGGAAAGCCGGTCTTAAGGGTATTACAGTTTATGTCGACGGCTCCAGAACTGGAGTTTTGGTGACTGAAAAAGCAGCTGAAAAAGAAACATTTCCTCGAAATGGCGCCCCCAAACGACCTAATGACTTGCTGTGTGATATTCATCACACAACAATCAAAGGAGAAAAATGGACAGTGCTTGTAGGTTTATTTGAGAATCGGCCATACGAAGTTTTGGGCGGTTTATCAAACCTTGTTGAGATTCCAAAAAAATATACAACAGGCCGGCTAGCAAAGCAACATTATAAAACAAAGACCAATCGCTATGATTTGAGGTTTGGCGACAATGGTGATGAAGTGGTTATCAGAGACATTGTTAAGATTTTTGATAACCCGAATCATTCTGT